ATACCGCTTTCGCCATCCGACCAAGTGAGGGTTGATGTACCCTCGGACACGTTACGCATACTGTCTTACAGTTGGTGCGAAACTTACATTTATAACTTTTCCAGTTACATTAAAATCCGTTCTCTTTACTACTTCACATATCAAGTCAAATCCAAGTCACCCCCTTTTATGTTTTTAACGTTGTGGAGGTGGAGGGGTTCGAACCCTCGTGTTTGAAATATCCATAATAAGTCAATGAACAAATTTAGCAGCTACTACGAGAGTTGAACTCGCTCCACGACCCGTGACAGGGGTGTATCTTAACCATTTGACCTAGTAGCTATACTTTGGTAATTAGAGACCCCAAGTGGTCTTTGAAGCGAGAATGGGAATTGAACCCACATACCTAAGTTTATGAGACTTACTTCTTACCAATCGAAATCACCTCGCTATATTTTTAATCTTTCATTGCAAAATTACAATAAATATTTCAAAGAACCAAAAAATAAGAGCAAGTAGAGGGAATCGAACCCTCTTATCCAGATTGGAAGTCTAGTACATCACCTTTTATGCTTTACTTGCAAATTGTTGGAATAATAGGACTCGAACCTATAACCTCTCCCGTATCAGGGGAACGCTCTAACCGATTGAGCTATACTCCAATATTTAATAATTTTCCCAGTTCAGTTGTTCCTGTAAAAAACGGCCATCTCTAATCCGCCACTCTTCTGTTGTAAGTTCCCACCTTATATCATCGTTGTAGAACTCGAAACTATCCCCATACCATTCTTTCAGTTGTAACTTCTTCTCCTTATCCAGAATCTTCTCTTCTAGGCGAAGTTTATCTGTCCCCGTACACCATCCACATCTGCAAATGTGTGGTACTTTCCCCGTTAACCGACCATCTGGGTATATTATACCCTCTTTTTGTCTGTACGTCCTGCTCATAGCATTTATTTTTTAGTACCCCTAGAAAGTATCGAACTTTCTTCCACGGTTTAAAAGACCGTTGCATCACCTTAATGCTTTAAGGGCATTTTGTGAAAGGTCAATTAAGTGGAGAATCCGAGGTTCGAACTCGAAACAGAAGCTTGCAAAGCTACTATGATAGCCAATTTCACCAATTCCCCAATAAAAAACCCTCAACTTGCGGAGAGGGTTAGTATACTATGTCAATGACATTATATGCTTTGCCTCCCCAAGGGTTTTCCCTTAGTTCTATCAATCGCTGTTACTCCTGTTATTGTCATCATTATTTCTTGCGGTCCTCTAATTTTTGTTTTACTATTTCTTTTACTGTGCTAAGCTTTGCAGCAAATTTTGGATTGTTGTCCAATATTAAGAACATTCCAATTGCTCCTGCTATTACTCCTACTATAAACTCCATGTACTTTTTACTTTTGTTCTTTGCAAAGATACACCTTTTATTTTAATAATCATAATAGTACGCCTAGAAGGACTCGAACCTACAAATCTCTCCGTTCGTAGCGGAGTGTTTTTCCAATTAAACTATAAGCGTATAAGTACCCCGTACAGGATTCGAACCTGTAGCTTACAAGGCTTAAACTTGCTGTGTTTACCGTTTCACCAACGGGGTATGTTGTACCGATAGTAGGACTCGAACCTACAAGGAGACTGTTTCTAAGACAGCCGTGTATACCAATTCCACCATATCGGCAAATGAACATATAAAAAATATTGGGTCAAATGAGGGAATCGAACCCTTCGTAATTCGTTTCACAGACGAACCTCGTTTCCAATTACGAGCAAAATGACCATGTCAGTTGAAGTACAAGGAATCGAACCTCAATGTGATGGCTCAAAACCACCCGTAATAGCCATTATACGATACTCCAATTAGGGTAGTTTGTTTAAAGTTAAACGACCAAACATCTTTAGCATTTCACAGCCTTTGTACTAGGTACGAGACTCGAACTCGCATTGCACACCTTGAAAGGGTGGATTCCTATTCCATTTAGAAGAACCTAGCAAATATAATCAGTCTACTATGCCAGAATCGAACTGACTACCCAACGATTCCAAGTCGTTGTTGCTACCTTAGACTCTATAGTAGTTATTAAACGCAAAAAACCCCTCCGATTAAGAAAGGGTTTTAAATATGGTACACGTCTATTGTTTACGTTACATCACATACTTATCCCTCCCGAATATAATCGGTTGTTCTAGTTGTTCAAGATGTAAGCGTTTTGTTTTCATACTGCAAATATACAACTTTTTTTTAAGTTAAAGAAGAGTCGTGAATTTATAATTAATACAATGAATTTGCTGAACCTTATCATCAGCGTTTAAGATAGCATGGGACTGTAACCACCCAGATGGTCCTGTATTGTACCCAACTCTTAAATAGGTGGATGTACCTACAGTAATAACACCGTCAATCCTAGAGGGGCTGTGAGTGTGTCCAGTAATCATCTTTGTTGACAGTTTCTTGAACTGATTAGGGTTTCCCCTACTCCCGTTACTTCCTTCGTGACCATGTACTCCCAATTCCCAATTCCCAATCCTGTAACTTTCGTCCAAAGCAAGGGTTCTGACACCAGTTATGTTCTCGTCATCTATAATTGTTGCGAATACCCCTTTTTTTGCATTACCCATTAACATCATAGTCGAATATTTCATATAGGACAATGCGTTCGGTACGTCTTTTTTCCAATCGGAGTTTACCAGATAGCTTTCAATCCACATATCATGGTTGGAATTGACCACAACTATTTCCTGAACATATTTATCTGTTTCGTCTATGAGAATTTTTGTGAAATCGATAATACCGTCAATCTCACCTTTTAAAGTGTGGGTTTTCGATTGTATTCTCTCAAATTTAGCAAACGGGTTCTTCTGTTCGTGACGGTTTACACTGTGTCCGTTCAGTAAATCGTGCAATACCATTGTCCTAGGCTTAAGGATATCACACAAATCAAGGGTAGAATGGATACAAGCACCATCGTGGTCACCAACATGGATATCCCCTAATACTATAGCCTTTGCTCGTTCTGCAAGCTTTACTTCCCCATTACTGACGTAACTGTTGAGGTCCGTGAAAGCACCCGTATTTTCATTGGCGGTAACTTGTCTAACATAAAAATCGTCACCATCAATCTCGATGATAACGAATCCAAGGGTATGATGGAACTCACCTATTTTTCCTGCCTTGCTGTCCGTATAGTTCCTTACGGTACATGCTCCCGTTGTCAGCATTATCTTAGGTTTGTATCCGTTCAATGCAGGTACAATCTTCTGATGAACCCTAGGATGTCCTATAACACAGCTTTTCTGACTGCTCAACCCCTCGAACGATGATAGTGGTAATCTGGCAGTAGGGTGTATTTTAATGTCCGCCAGTAATTCTATATGTTTATGCAAGCTAGACCTACTTGCATCTAGGTAAGGAATTATTTCCTTGACCCATATCTCCTTATCGGAATCTACAAACACACTTGTAGGGTTTCTATACCTACCTGCTATTACGGATATTTCAGCATCTATATGCTTTGCATACGCTTCCATATTAATCAAAAAACCATTATGAACAGGAGTCGAGTTCTGACCCCATGTCACAATGTAGTATTTCTTTTTCGATAGCTTTTTTTGCTGTGCCAACACGAAATCTGTGCTGTCCTTATCGGTCAGTTCCAGATTATTTGCCCAGTTCCTTACCGTCCTTACCCCGACCTTAAACTTCTCTGCAATTGTTATCTGGATTTTCTCCCTTGGTTCTTTACTTGCATAAAGTTTTGTAATCCATTTAATATCTTGTTTTGTAAGTTTTTTGTAGTTCATATTCTATCTAAGTTAAGTTCTTTCAATGTTTTAATCATACTCTCAATATGGTCCTTTTCTTCCATGTCAGTACCATCCATCATTAGCTCGTACAAGCTATCAACATGGTCGTGCATTTCGTTACAAAAAGAGAATATTGATTCTGCCCTTTTGTTAGTTTTCTCCCTTAGTTCCTCGTTCATCATTGTGTTTTTTGATTAGTTTTACAGTTTCTTCACATTCACTAATCTTTTGTGGTTTATAAATAACAAGGACATAAGGGTCGAACCCATCTGCAAGTAACCTTTTGAACATTTTCCAACGCATAGGAAAGCTTTCATTACTAAATCCTTTCGTCTCTATGATAAAACCATGACCAACGAAATCAGGCGTATATTTAATACCGAGGACTTTTTTACCCCCACGGTCTTTAAATTCACCTTTTCCGTTGCTCTGTCTTTCGTAAGATTTAAAAGGAAAGTCGAACGCTTCCATTACTTCATACTTTGCAGGTTCATATTCAAAAGGAATGTTGGAGGCCGTCAATAGCATAGCCATATTCTTTTCCAAAGTACTCTTGTAATCGATTCCCATGAATTCATAGGATTTCTTACGATTTTTCACAATAGTTTTCCCTTTTTTCCTTTTATAAGCCATTTAATAGTAAATTAATGAAGTACGAAGTTACCAAAATTAATCCGTAATACCAAATTAGAATAATGAAGTCTGAACGTAAGGACCTCTCTCCAACATACGTGTACCAGATTCTATCTGTTTTATCGTTTTCCTACACTCGTTAATGTAATAGTTCTTGTCTATATTGTAATCCATGTTACTACCTTGGGTCATAGGGAAGAAATCCATGAAAAGAACATGGTTGAAACCTACATTTAACTTTTCATACCTACCTTGTCTAGTACCTTTAGTGTATTTCTTGAGTAAATAATCTGGGGTATTCGATACGTAATATCTAATCACCTTGTCAGGTATCTTCACAGCTTTACCTTTGACTACATGCCAGTACTCACAACTAGAAGTTTTTTTCTTACCGATACAGTAATCATAGATATCCACCTTACCACCATCATATTCGTAACCAAGAATTCCTACAATTTCCGTGATTTTAATATCCTTTGTAAAATATTCACTCAATGCTATAGGAACAATTCTTTGACTATTATTCTTATGGGACTCTTTGTCTATTTCGAAATCACCCTTGTATTTAATCTTCTGTACCTTGTCTGTCTTGGGGTCAACGATAACTGCAATATAATCGTTAACGGAAGAGAAAACTATTTTATTGTAATAGGTATCTTCCAGAACGAACTGTGTTTTATTTTGCCACCATTCATGGATTTTATCAACGACCTCCTGCTTATCTTTTGGATAATGTATGACCACACCATCAGTATTTACGGAAATAATATCTATACCACGTATTACGTATGCCTCTATAAGCATCATAAGCATCAGTTCACAACCCATAGTAACCTGATATTTAGCCAATGGGTCGTACTGCCATGAGTATGCAGAACCTAACTTACCAAAACCACCACCGTTCATCGCCAGTTTGTACACAGCTTGCTCACCATCCACTTCTTCGTATTCTTCAGAGCCGTACTCCAATGTTTTTAGTTTTGGCTTTAGAACGTCCAATCTGTAGTCATAGGTATTTGAAATACTTACGTTCCACTCTATACCCAAATGACTTGGATATATTTTGTTTACAACGATACCACGGGGGTACATACTAGCTACATCCGCTTCTTTTAGAATATAATTGTCCTTACGATTGACTACCCTAGGCATTTCGATTGTATGTAACCCTCCTTTTGCAAATGTGATTATAGTATTTAGTTTTTGATGTTCTAATGGAATGTCCTTCTTGAGCAACCCACCTTTGACTATCCTATCGAACTTTCCATTTGAGATGATGATATCGAACTTGAACTTTTCATTACCGTCAACAAAGGTTTGTTTACGCAAATCCTCAAGGAAATTCTTCATAAAAGATTGTTGGAACTCTACACAATCAGGGATAATATCCTTCATTGCATAGTTCTTCCTGAATGTCCTTCCTTCCTTAAAATCCTTGAAGGTCTTACCAGTAAGTTCCTCATATTTCTTTTGATTTAAGTACTCCCCTATCCTAACGTCCGAATAATCCATAACATTTCTATCAAGGACTTTGCTGATACGTTCTCTAAACTTGACAGCATTCCATGTATCATGTGCCAACTCCCATGTAAAGTCAACATCGTTCCAACAATATCTAATCATCGAATCCATTTGGGATTCAAGTATCACCTCGTCTGGTCTAATAGGTAAATCCTGCACCTTATACCATCTCTTGGTAAATTCCAACCATTTCAAACTTGCCGATTTGGCCATGTTATCATAGTGGTTGATTTTAAAAAGGTCGATTTGGAATACATGTCGTTGGTTATCCCATATCATTCCCTTACGTTCTTGGAAGATTTCCCTTTGTACCTTTTTCCACCATATATACAGGGATATTTCTGGTGATTCAATGAGCATATGTAATACAGGATAATCGTATCCTACGTTATTAAACCCGATATGACGTAATTTATTGACATAATGACCATCGGTCTGTAGCAAGAAAGCTATTAATTCATGGCGTTGGTCTTTGCGGCTGCTGATTTCAAAAGTCTTTTTTACTAGACCGTCAGGGAAGCTTCGAAAATTAACGCAGAAGAAATTCTGGTAAAATTCAATATCGAATACCCAATCGTTACTACTGCTCAACTCTTTTTCCATAACTATTTATTTTTTGCTTTCCTTATTAACAACCCTAGGAAGAAACCTATTATACCACCACACATAAATACAATTGATATACGAACAAGCAGACCCCAATCCATTATTTAATGGGACAACCACCTATACCACATGCTCCTAGTTCCTCAACGTCATCCTCGTTAATCTCAACTGCCTCAATTGGTATTACCTTACCAGACAGATATTCATATTGCTCCTTACTAATAGGCTCAAAAGGTGCTTGTGCGAAACCATGACCAGTATACAGCAAGAAACTTAACGTTTTAAAATTATCATTAAAGTTTTCTTCTAAGTATGCACGCAATTCTGGTAACTCTTCTTTTTTGTAATACGCTGTAACGGATACAGAATTGTCCGACCAGTTTTTTTGTATAAAATGAACCATATCCAACTGCTCGAATACTGTCATATTGTCAGCAGAAACAACCCCATCTGGATACTTACAAGGAAATTCGGCTACCATCGTACCTCTATCGTCAGTACCATCAAAGTTTTTTTGTGGTTCAACATGGTATCCATGCGACCTAATCACCTCTATAAGGGGAGAATCCGAAGATATCCTTATCCTTCTGATAAAGAACTGACCTGCTGTTGCAGGATGTACTCCCGAAGTGACACCTGCCAAAAGTGACAATGTACCAGATGGTTTTACCGTAGTTAATTTAATAGACTCTGGGAAACCATTGATTCTGGAATACTCCTTATCGTAGGCACGAAGGTACACATAAGCAGGGTCGAGCCAACTTAATTGCTCTTCGGAAGCCATCATTATACCAGTAACGCCAATCCCCATTCTCATGTTCTTATTTACAATGTCCTGCGTTTCCTTGTGGTGACATTTGAGTGCCAAGGAATGTTTGTTGACACGATATAAAATCGTCATTACACGTTTGAATGTTGAGTAATCCTTTATGTTAGGTAGATAAATTTCTGCCAAACAGCATGTCTCGTGGTTTGCCAGACTTTGCTCTGCACACGGATTATATCCTTCAACTTCTGGGTCTGGATATTGAGTCTCTCCGATACGACCTTCCTTCCTAGAAAGACTTAGGTTGATAAGACCATAGGGTTCACCCTTCTTGTAAGTATCCCAAAACTCTTCTGGTAATTGTTTAACATCCACTACATCCACGGAATTATTGGACATGGCCCTCCAATTAGGGATATTGCCCAAGTCCCAACTTTTAGCCTTAAGGTATTCCAAATCATCGTAGTCACCGATAGCAATCTGTGCAGAACGTCTAACGTTTCCTGCAACCACTATCATGCCGATGATGTTCATTATATCCAAGGCATCGACTGGGTGTATTTGCTGTCCCCTACGTTTTTCCAATATACCACAAATAAGTTCAATACCATCAACCAGTATCCCTGCACCAGAGGCAGTTCCTCCAAAACCAATTATAGGCTCACCTGCATCACGTACCAATTGTGTCGAGTAGGTAAACCCTTCGCCAGAATAGAAATAAGCCTTTAGTGTTTTCCCTAATAGCTTGACCCATCCCTCACGGGTATCTGGTACTATGAAGTCAGCACCTGCATTGTTAAACCTTTCAATCTTGATTTTCTTTTTTTGTACCTTTGGAAGTTTGTAGACATGCTCCCTCTTGATGGAAAATCCTACACCAGACCCTAACATAAGCATATCCATAGCCCAAGTAAAAGGTCTTATTGGGTCATCCACTACTACGAAAGCACAATTTTGTAAACTTGGTAAGCCTAACTGGTCTACTGTCTTAGTTCCTAACTGCCACATGAACCTTCCTGCTACAGAACCCCACATATTGTGCCGCATATCCCTGTAGAACTTTTTATCGTCATCGTTAAATGATAATTTTAATTGCTTGGTAATCCCGTGTAACTCTCGTTCTACCGTGTCGGAGAAGGTTTCTTTTTCTCCATTCTTTTTTAACCTTGAGTAAGTTCGTGCATAAGTAATTAAACCTAAATCTCCAAACGCCACTGCTCTATGTTCCGTCATTCTATTCTTTTTATGTATTAATTAAAGGGATGTAAAGATAGGTCTTTTTAGGTTAAAACTTCTTTCCTCCTTCTTTTAATCTGTTAACTCATTTATCAATTTCTCCATATTATTATTTTTTAAAAATTTTCTTTAACAAATTTAAACTTTTTCATATTAAAAACCAAAAAATCCCTGTACATAGGGTTTCCAAAACCGTCCCTAACAATGTATGATATAATCAAAAGATGACCATTAATTAAAAATTTTGGTTGAAATTTGATATAAAAACATATAAGTACCATATTACTTATTACTAATAAACCTATCATATCTTTCATAATTATCTTTTTATTGACCCAATTGGGATTGTTTTTACTTTATCATACTTATCGTAGGGGTTAGGATACCTATCTTTTATAATCGAATACTTATTTTCCCACGAGGGAATTGGGTTAAATAAGCACTTATCATCTATGTATACATCCGCTGAAATCTTCCTACAATCACCTTCATATAAATCAATAAGAAAATTTAGGTTGTTATTGAAGCTGTCATATTTGATACCTCTTATCCTTAAAAAATCCTTTGCCATTCCTGCTGCGTCAGTACCGTTGATGTTCGACCTGCAAGTATTTATTACAATAGCATACCCTTCTTCGTACAGCTTGTTTATAATTTCCTTAGCACCTTCTCTTTCCCTACCTATTTCAGGGTAGTTTTCTGTACATATAGTACCATCAAAATCAACCGCCAATACAACATGGTTTTTTTCAAAATCTCTCATTTTTTTAGTATTTTAGTGAATATTTTAATAGACCTATTCTTAAAATCCTTGATTGTACTGTTGTTGGGTATTATTATATCCGACTTTCTCCAAATGTCAATATCAAAGGAATCTGCTGACTCGATAGGTTTTCTTGGGTCGAATACTCCAACTATCCAATCGAACAGATTTTCTTCAACACAATGGTCAAGTTCATCATTACTGCGCATCCCTACGTACATATCAGAGGTTGCCAGTATTTTCTTTGCCAAGGCAGCTTTGTCCAACTTATTGTAATTACAAATCAAATCGTGCCATTCTGCCCTGTGGTTGACCCTATCCCTAAAACAGAGCAACGAACTCTTATATCCGTACTTCTCCTTCAACTCTTCATAAATGAAGATTTCAGAAGCTGCTTGGGAAGAGGATTTGAACGTCAAACCAAAAGATTCTTGAACAAATTCGGCTAAAGTATCCTTTCCGTGCCGTGCAGAGCCTATAATTAATATTTTCATTTTATTTTTGTTTTTGCCCATTTTTTAAATGCTTCAAACTTTTCAACTATCTCTATAGCTGTTGCATCCGAACCAATTCCATCTGGAATAGAGGATATACTAAAAGAATTGACCCAATTGTCTAGTTTTTCCTTTCTTGGAGCTTTCAACGCTATAGAAGCAGCGACCTTTTTTGCGTTCAATTCGGTAATAATCGTCAAATCCGCTTCCTTTCTTGCTTTTTCTACAGCTTCTAGGTCATCTTTCAACTTTTTATTTTCTGCCTCCAACGCCAGTTTGACCTTTGCATCCTCTTTTTCCTTAGTAACTCTTTCCTCTGTAGCCTTTCGTTCTACTTCTAGTGCCAAGTTTGCAGCTTCTACTGCGTCATTGTACTGCTTTTCAACAGTTTTAATAAACAAACCAAACATATGGTCACTCATATGTTCATATTCAAATTGTAATATTTCAGTAGAGAATTTTGAAACTTGGTCATTTCTTCCTTGAGTTTTCAAAAGGTGTTGGTAGGCATCGAACCGCTCCTTTGTTTCTTCTTTGAATTTTGCCTTGGCTTCAATGTCTTTTGTCAGAATATCCTTGACCTGTTGTACCTTGAGCCACAAGGAATCCTCTGTCTTGTAACTTAACATTAGTGCTTGAACTTCCTTTCTTTTAGCCTCGAATATTGGGTCGGCATCCAGTCTTATCCTTCTGATACCTAGACGTATTGTTTTTGCCAATTGCATATTTATATTGTCGTTTTCATCAGCAACCACAATATTTTCCAGTTGTTGTTCCATTTTTGCAACACCAACAAAAATACGGTCCAAGACCATCTTTACGTCCCGTTTCTTTTCCATAGAAAGAGTCTGTACAATTATTTCCACCTCTTGTGGTAACTTTGTTAATACTTTGTTCGTTTGTTTTTCCATTGTTCTATTTATTAAATTAATTGTTATACTTTTAATTAAATGCTTCATCCAAGCTAGGTGTAGGTAAACTCATGGTTACCTGCTCCCCTATTCCAAAAAATCCTTTTCTCCATTTCTTCAACGGACTTTCTTTTGTGTCGGGGTCAACAAAGTCAGAGTTGTTCCAGAATTGTAGCTTTACGGCCTCGTCATCTCCCCTTGTAAGGTTGCCTCCCGTATCGTTGTCCTTTATCTTGTCAACGTGGAGTTCTGTAAACATGAACCTTTCGGCATTCTTGACCTGTCTGTGGATAACGTAGAAATCATCTACCCTGTTCGCCCACATAGCACCACCATCGATGTGTGACTTCCATGGTCTGGGAATATCACCACTATCATCTACCTTGATTCTTCTGGACTCTGTAATCGAGTGTGCGTTCACATACACCGTACAAAACTTTTCTGTAAATAGCCTTATTTCGGATATTGCCCTTGTATGGTACTCATAGGCACTTAATCCCGAACCTTTGTCTTTATAGTCCAATGATAGGGAATTGTACGGGTCAATTAGGAATCCTTTAATTTTGTCATCCTGTTGACAAAGTATCTTTCCAAATTTCATCAAATCAAAAATGGTGTATATCTTATCCTTACGGATGAAATAAAAATGCTCTTCTACCATTTTCTTGACTAAGTTCAATTGAACCTTGGATGCTTCCTTGGCACTACGACCAAGAATAAAATCCATTAACTTAATCTTAATCTTTGGAATGTCATTTTCTGGTGAATAGATAATCCATTTCCAACCATGCTTTGCAGCGGCAACTACAGTAATCCACCATACCAAGGTACTCTTCCCTGTGTTATCGTGACCAAGGAAGACAGAAAAGTTATTCTCCTTGAGCCTAAAATATTCATCAAGATATGGTATACCTATTGGTTTCCCCATTTCAATACCGTTGATAAGGATATCCATCATCTTTCTATCAACCTCATTGTTGTCAACTAGGAAAGTAAAACCTCTTTCTTCATCAGCAAATTCCTTGCGTGACAATGTAATATTAAACTCATTTTCAATATCCTCTATTTCGTAGATTGGTTTTGTCTTACCTTTCTGCAACCCATCTTCTATGGTGTTAAATGCAAGCTCTACGTCACTTGGTCTTTTGGATTTAATTCTGTCCCTAAGCATTTTACGTGCATCTGCTTCGTCTACTATTCCAGAGGCTATATAACCACCCATCAGGTAGGCCGCTTTGATAAGGGTTCTGTGTTTATCACCGTCCTTGGCCTTATCAATCATTTCAGCAGCCACAGCTACCTTTTTAAAATCGGTCATCCCTGTACCTTTAGTAATTGCAGCATCATTTAGGGCATAACTTTCAGCATCATTTTCCACCATAAATTTGGTATATACAACGGCATTTTCGTTTATATATATCTTAGGGTCATAACTAATGAAACAAACCCTTGTCTCATTAATACTTGTAGAGTCTACCTCTAGACCCATGGTTTTTATATCGTCAAGTATGGCACGGTAGTGGTTTCTGTGCATCGCAACGTCAGCAGGAATCCTGTATATGACCTTAAGACCATTTTCCCTCGGTGATATAAAAACTGAAAATACGTTTTCGTTCGATTCAAATAATGCCTTGGTTTGGACAACATTGTCCAAGTGGTCCAAATCGATGACACATAATCCAGAATGCACGGAAAGACTGGCATCGTCCCTATATGATAAATACTTCCTACCTGTACTCCTACTTACTTTCTCGATACCTTTACCACAATATCCAGAAAATACTATAGCACCTAATCCTCTTTTCAATATATTTTGAGCGTCCTCGTCTGCGGAAAGAAACCTGATTTCCTCAATGATTTCTTTTAGTCCGTTGTCACCAGAACCAATTCTCTCCAATACTTTCATTACATCAACATTGGAAGGAGGAAGGGTAATTTTTTTTATATCGGCAAATACGGAAACTTTTAACATAGATTATATTTTATTTGTTCATTACCAGAAATTTAAAAATTAGAAATTAGCATCAAAAAATTTAGCTATAATAGATTCTAATCGTTTTATTTTAAGTGTCCGCGACAAACGTCCTCATTCCAATACGTTCCTTTTTGTAAACCCTTTTTCTGCTTACCTTTGTTAACAATAGTTAATGCTTTATTTATTGCTATAAATTCAATTAGCATATCTTTTCCGTGTTCAGTTAATTCTCCTGCTCTTTCTAAAAGATTAAGTCTTTCTATTTCAGACTGAAAATGTTTTGTTTTCATAATTTCTCCATTAGATATAAGTTTAAAAATTCCTTTTTTGAATAACCCGTCTCCATTAGCTCGTTGGCTAACATATCGGTTTCTTCATTACATATAGCCCTCATACCGAAGCTACTCAATTTTCTTATGATTGCCCGTTGCTCCTTAGAGTTGTCAGGATTAAAATCCTCTGGTACTTCATCAGCGTAGTTGTTGAACTTTTCACGATTGAATAATGTAGCAGGTCGTAAGAACTTCTTCATAAAGGGGTCATGAAACCACTCTTTATGTTTATAATAAACGACAGCTTTCATTTTTGCCAAGGTGTGACCTTCCTCTATCCTAGCAGATATGTGCATTAAAAATACATCAGGTATGCTCTCGATGGTATATCGTTCGTCTTTACCTAATTTTTCTTTTAAGAAGTTTAATACTTCTAATGCAATTTCTGGATGTCTAGTAGGTTTAATCCTGTAAGTATGCGGTATGTCGTATATAGACTTACCACTTGCATAAATTTTGGATTGTTGGAAAAAAATAATAGTAGCACACTTCTTGCAAACTGGTACAAGTTTTTGTTTAATTCCGAATTGTACATCGGTTTCAATGTTACATAATCTACAATTCATTTTACTGATATTTAATTAGTAATGTGGATAGGACTCGAACCTATATCTCTTGAAAACTCAAGGATTTTTCCTGTTAAACTACCACACTAACGGGGTTTTTGAGACCCCACCTCCCTTCATTCACTGCGTTCAAATAGGATACTTATGAAGGTTTTTTCCTATTATCCGTTGCAACACCGCTCTTGTTTACTTTAAAATTATTACAAATCGTTAAGGGTAAATATACAACCAGTACCATCAGTAGTAATGTAAGTACCAAATCCTAATTGCGCCCAATAAACTAAATCCTTGATAGGAGAATTAGGGGTAGAACCTGCGGCATAGTCATAATATACAGCATAGAACTCAACATCACCGTTAGGTTTTGTAACCTTCATAATACGTTCCTTGCTGCTAGGACATGGTTGTACAAAAGTAATGACATCACTAGGAGTAACATCTAAACCTTGAGGACCTTGAGGACCTTGAGGACCAACGTTACCTTGAGTACCAGTAGCACCATCAACCCCATCTACACCGTCAGAACCATCGATACCATCAACACCGTCAGAACCATGCCAAATTATGGTTGTACTTGTTATTTCTGATTCATCTAACACACCATTACTATTACTGTCTAGTCCAAAGAATAACATTTCACCTGCTAATTCATTATTTACAAAATATGGATTTGTATGTGATAATGTAGTCAAACCATCATTTCCAGTATAACCTCTCCATCCTTTTTTACCTCTTTTACCACGAGGACCACGAGGACCTTCAGGACCTTCAGGACCAACCTCACCTTGAGGACCGACCTCACCTATCAAACTGTTCAACCAGTCACTTATAGTACCCTCGTAACCATTTTCTACAGCTAATTCATATGCTGATAAACCAGTAGCACCAGTAGCACCAACTTGACCTTGCTCACCAACTTGCCCTTGCTCACCAGTTGCACCAGTTGCACCAGTAGCCCCTTGCTCACCGTTTAAACCATTAATACCGTTTAAACCATCAGTACCGTTTGAACCAGAAGCACCATCAGTACCATTAAATCCATCAGCACCATCAACCCCATCGATGCCTTTAAGACTAGTTAACCATTCGATTACAGTACCTTCGTAACCATTTGCTACAGCAATATCATGGGCTGATAAACCAGAAGCACCAGTTGCACCAGTAGCCCCTTGCTCACCTTGAATCCCTTGTTCACCGTCAGCACCATCAACCCCATCAGCACCATCGATACCCAGTTCGGCTACACTACATGACATTACAAGGAATGCCGATAAAAACACTAATAAATAATTTTTCATAATTGATTAAATTAAATTGTTAAAATAAGATTTTTTTGATTATCTGGTCCAATCTGCGTGTTGTGATTTAGTTCCTTTAGGACCTGTTCTGAAATAGAAGACAAGACCTGCCGAAAAGTTTCCTACAGTAGAATTGACCCCTGAATTTTCAATAGCGGTCAAACCATCAAGACTAACATCTTGTGTAATGTTGGCTGTATTTCGATATGTCGCAGATAATGCGACAGTTCGGTTTAGTTTAAATAAGGCTGTAGCCCCCGCTGTTGCACTAAATAAATTATCTTGATAGTTATCTTCCAAGTTAACAGTACTTATTCTACTAAAGCCACCACCACCATGTACCAGAATAGTCACGGTATTATTTTGTAATTGTAAAATATTAAATATATCAACATACAGTTCCGTACTTAAACGTCCGTAATTAGTTGACACATAATCCCCTTCCAAACCAACAAGGTTTAAATTAGACCATCCCCCAGAAAGACCTATACTGGTAATAGGGTTAAAGCTGTACCTGACAGAACCACCGAAATAATTAGCGGCATCTACCAAGGTAGCCGATTGGTCACCTATTGCATTTACTCCTAGTTCCGCACCGATTGCGACCCTATTGTATTGTGCCGATAAAGCAGTGGCAAATACAATTGCTAAAATTGATAATACTTTTTTCATAATTGATTTAAAATTTAGATTAAAACTTAAAAATTGATTAAAAAAACCCTGCGTCTGACTAATACAGACTGTAAACCGTAGACGTTTAGACAGGGGTTAAATAATGATTGGTAGAATATCGCCTTGGTATTATAACACAGCCACTCAAGTATGGAAGCTGCTGACCGCCCTACCGCATATTGTCAACTCTTTCAAGTCCGTAGGGCATATATGATGTACCAATCACTCTTTACTAGAAAGGAAGGTCGTCAGCATCGCTTTCATCAGGACCTGCATCAAAATCAGCAGGTGCAGCGGATGCCGTAGTAGAAGTGTTCCACACCTTCCAAGCAGAGGCCGTAGTGTATACCTTACCGTTGTACTGACGGCTTTGAAGATTAAAAGATACCTCAACCTCGTCACCGACCTTATTGTATTGTACAAACTTATCCACTTTTTCAGTCCCGAAGATTTCGAAACCAATTTCCTTGGGATAATCACCCTCTACCTCTGCCCCAATGAAGGATATTTTTGACCAATCCCCATTAACACCTGTACCTGATTCAACTTTCAAGATATCAACTATCTTGATTTTTACTTTTAATTCACTCATAATATTCAAATTTAATTAATTGTTAATTATTCACCCTTTTTCAAAATTTCCTTCCATTTCAAATATCTCCTATAATATTCCTTGGTTGTTTCTATATGATATCCCTGATAGATACCTCCGTTGTGGTTACGTACCAGAACTTCTTCCGTAGCATGGATACCATACTTCTTAAAGTATCTTTTAGCACCCATTTTCATGTACAGGATTGTCACTTTTATAGCGCACGCTTCATCGAACATATCATAATGATGATAGTGTGTACCGTAGTAAATATTCACATCCAGTACTACGGCCTTACCAATCTGTAGGACTCCCAATGAATTCCCACCGTCACCAATTGCATAAGAATCATTAGAGCTTTCAACATACTTTAGTACCCTCACAATATCGTTGTCTACTGCACTAACCTTTAAAAATACGAACAACATTCCTAACAATAAAAACTTTCTCATAATGAATATTTAAAGTTATTACTAAATTATACCAGTTTCGTAAAAATCATTGATATTGGCTTTGGGGTTTTCCCCATAATAGTATTCCAACCGCTCTAGTCCTTTCAGTACAAAATCTTTACCTTCTTGTAAAGTCTGGTCGCTGACCATAAATCTACCTAACCTAGAGGTTTCCTTATCGATTACGAAGAACTCAACGGGCATTCCCCAGAGTTCGCCATAGATATAGGCCTGACCATGATATCCGTATTCTCTGAAATTAGATGTAAAGGAACTTAATGAACGGGTAGTTTTAAAGTCAGGGATGATACCCATGTGCCTGTTGATTCTGTCGGCTTTACCCTTGAACATATAGCCGAACATTTCCTTTATTTCTGGCTCTTCGATTTCATTAGGTTGCTTGTTATCAACCAAAGCTTCTCTAAAGTCCGCATTGGCTAATACCTTATCTGCTAAAAAGTTCATTTCATCGGCTTCCTTTTTTAAAAGAAACAAAGGTTTCTCGATACCTGCCAATGTATTTTCCTCTACGATGGTCCTGTATTCAGTATTGTTACGGGTATTACAGTCAACTATTATCATTGGAAAATTACTATCCAAGAGTTCTGGTTGTAATACCTTGTGATGTAAATATCTACCCTTTAAGAAATCGACATTGGTGTCCCACCTTGCACCATATAAATCAGGTTTATCAATCAATGTCTTAATATCTGAATTGGATACAAACTGTTTACCGAAATCACCAAAATACTCTTCCTCGTCACGTAACCTTTCGATTATCCTTGCTTTGTTTTTAATTTCCATATTAAGATTTATCTGTTTTACCTGCCTTGGCTTCCTTAAGCTTCTTTGTTACATCTTTTGAATTGGCATCTACAGCATAGTTGTTCAAATGCTTTTCTACCAAATCGAACTTACCTTGCTCTATACCTTTTATGAAGTTTTCCTTTTGGGCAACGGTCAAGGGTTTCTTGACACTTTCCTTTCCTGACATCTTAGCACCTGTATCTACAGGTGGGAATTCTTTAACAGGTGTAGCAGGTTCTACAGGTGGGAATGCTTGGGCAGGTGTAACAGGTCTTTGGGTTATCGCAGGTATCGGTTGCTTAGCAACTGGTGATACAGGCTTGGTCGTTGGTCTAGTCGCAACTGGTACAGGCTTAGTAGTAGGTTTAGCTACAGGCGGTACTGTGGTATCAGCATCCCTAGTATCGTCAATTAACAAAAAATTACCTAGTGCATACTTTTTTGAATAAGAGCTTGCAGCACCCGTTTGTTGAGGTTTATGCATTCCTTTAACTTCAAAGTCAATTACAGCAGTACCCACCGATTCTATTGAATGACCGCTCTGATGG